ATCGTATAATACTTTTCGTATTTAAATGTACCGTCACTTACTTCCTTCATAGATGTATTGACATTTTGAACACCGTCTAACTTCTCATACAATTCTTTAGTGATTGGTGTGTGCACATACTCATACCCATGACACACATGAAACTCTATATCCGTTTCAGTCTCAACTAACTTAACTATGTTTGTTCTGTTACTGCGGTTATCCATAGGATACTCATTCGTCCCACGATAAGGCACTTTGCTTTTTACTAAACTGTTCAATGATATATAATCTAATTTCATCACATTTCCTCCCAATAGGTTAATGGAACTTCGTTTGCAATCTTTATTGCAGTCATAGGACACTCGGCACTAAACACAATCCGATACTCTCTACCATCTATTGTGTTACGCACCTCATGCAATACTTGCTTTGCACTATCATCTTGCTGAATACATGTTGCTATCATTTACTTCTCCTTGTCATTAAAGATAATTACTCTTGAACCCGAACACTACGACCACCGGCGGGAGGATTAAACCCTCTGTTCTGTGTTATGAACCACATAGTCGGAATAGTTACATCCCACTTCGGTTTGTCTTCCACATACCCATCAGTAAAGATAACTAAGACTTCACCATTAACTGAATTCTTAACTAAGTAGTCGCTCACACAACCAACATGAGTTCCCCCACCGCCCTTCGGCTTGAGCATCTTGGCTATGTCTTGATAATTCCCTAAGAAGACTTGCTCGCCATGCACCATCGTATCCCACCACAAAACACGAACCTTCTCAGGCGAACATGTCTCGCAGATAGATGCCAGTTCTGTAGCGAACTCGGAGATTTGCTGATTGTCAATAGAACCCGATGTGTCAATAGCAACTACCAACTCACCCATCGTCTCAGAGTGCATGCTTGGGATATACATATCATTAGCGAGATAAGGCTTACTCATCTTGCGCCATGTGTATTCATCCTTACCACGCATTGCAGATTGCACAAAGTCACGCAACACTTCTCGCCAGTCTATCTTTGGCTCAAGCATCTCTCCAATGACTCTTGGCACTACCGCTCCCATACGCCCAGCTAACATACCGCCTTGTCTTAGGGCTTTGTCAATACTATTCTCTAACTCCTTTAACTTCTCAGGGTCTAGGTCAGCCACATTAACAAAGATATGTTTATCCTTCCCACCTCGCATAGTCCTCAACGCTTCGTCAATGTCAGTCTTGGATTCACCATTCGAGGAAGCCTTATCTTGCTCCTTGCATGGTTTAAGATACTCTCCATTCTTGTTGGCTTCATCTACCTTCTCTTTGCGTTGCTTGAGATACGCATACACCCTACGAACATCCCACCCATGAAACATCGGATGATAGAGGAATGTATCGTCTAGTGCTACCAACGGCTCTTTGTTGTAACCAACTGTGCCACCTGTATGCTTGATGACATCATCAACAACAAAGTCCATCGCCATATTAAGTAACTCATGATTCTCTTTGCTCAGGTCACGACACCGCAACAAGTGTTTCAATGCCACATGAAGATTCTCATGTAACACCAACGCACGCAACACGGGCTCAGAATCATACTCCGGCTTAGAGATTTCCTCATGACAGTAAATCTTATCAATACCATCTGTGTATGCAGTAAACAACTCGCCTTCCTCCTCGGCAGTCCTCACCTCATTTTTACCCGATGCAATGATGCCCGAATACAATGCAGTATTACTATGTTGCATCAAAGTAATATGCGCCCTCTTAATTCTAGTTTCTTCCTTCGTTCTCATTTGTTCCCCTTCGTTACAATCTCAAGATAATTGCCATGGTCTATTACTGTGGCTTCCCCTTTGCTAATCTGCGATAGTTTATACGCAGTATGTCGCTTAAAATCCTCATACCTAGACTTCTTAGCGAAATACAGTAGCGTCATAAAACTACCCCATACAAACAAAAACATTTCACTCAATGTTATTTCCATCTTCATCTCCTAATGAACTCTTGTTTAAGAACCGAACAACTCATGGTTTGCTACTGCCCATGTCTCTATCTCTTTGTTATTCCTTGCGAGTTTTACTGTGCGCTTGGCTCGCATTATCATAGTAAAGAATATGGCTTGAACCTCATCGCTAGCGACCCTCTTCACGAATGTCATAAACTTGGATAGCTCATCCTGTGTTTCTACTACATCTATCGCTTGAAACATCAACATAAGAAGTGCCGCCATGTCCTTTGGAATATCAATGCCATCTGGTGATTTGATGATGTCCTTGAAGTCAGGTAATTGACTCTCCAACGATAAAAACGCTGACATATCTTTGGCGGCGGATAAGCCTATCGTTCCAGCCAATGCGCACATCGTAGCGTTCTCACCTAATACATCCTTATTGGCAACGATGACCGATGACTTCGCCAATGACCTTGGTGATACGAATGACATCTGTGGTTTCTTCGGATTGAAGATGTATGTGTTGTCCTCTTGGTCGCCTGTCATATAAGAATTCATGCACGCAGGTCTCATAGAAACGAACGCTCTAATCGAACGATGAACTTTGTTCTCTGTCGCCCATAACAACCATTCTTTAACTGTCGGCTTTGCCATCTTCATAATACATACACGATTACCAGCATGGGCAAGCATACTATCGCCTACACCATCTGAGGAATTATTAGATGTTGCAAATATGATTGACCCTTCAGGGAGAGGCACATCGCCCACCATCCGCTCTAGCATCATACGAGTAAAGATTACTTGCAATAACTTCGGTGCTTTCATCAACTCATCGAGACAGATAACCTTTGGCTTATCGCTATCCATCTTGAATAGACTAGCCACATAATACTCGAGTGATTTAGTCTGATGATTTGGGATTACCATACCAATGTCTGACATATCTTTTACAGGACAGTCCACATAGATGTAGTCATACTTATCACCTAAGTCTTTCTCCATCATTGATAACAACGATGTCTTACCTACCCCGGGCTCACTAACAATTACTGGGGTAAGACTTACTCCCACGATAGGGATTAACTTGCGTAACTCATTGATGCTTACTGTTTCAACTAAATTGATATTACTCATTTGAACTTCTCCTTAACTATGATTAACTGAATTGAACTACTGACTAGGTGAACAACTACTACAACTACTCTTGGTCGTCGATACACTTGAACGAACCGAACTTGGATAGGATGTCGTCTACACCGCTCTTGACAATATCCCGAACCGCATCGCTCTCTCGTAAATCGTCAGCCGATACACCATCTAAAACATTCTTCAACGACTCTGAGGCTTCGCTCATCTCTTCGTCATTCGTAAGATTAAAGCCACGGAAGGTCTCGCACAACGCTCTCGCTTTCTCGATTGTTCCCTCGTAAATCTTACGCTTCTTAGTTTTGACTTCACCATCAAAGGAAGTGCCAATCTCGTCATACCCACAACAATGGCTGATACTCTGCATTACTTCTGCGAACTGTCCAGCAATCTCTGACATCACCTGAGGAACTATCTCGTCATTGATTTGCTTCTCAAAGGTTAGTTTCAAGTCCTCTGCCAAGTCATTAGATATATCGCAACGATAGTCATGTGACGGAACTTCTGACACATAAAGACGGATACGAAACTTATCCTTGATTTGGTCTACTGTCGGATACTCTGTGCGGTCAAACATCTCGCCTTGCTTAAATGCCATATTAGAAACAATCTGCGGATACTTCTGCAAGAACTCATCACGCAACGCAAAGTAAGACTTCTCGTGTTGGTGAAACTCTGTTTTAAACTTTGGTAGATTGATGACAGGCAACAAACGCAACGCACCGTTCCAATCGTAAGTCGCACGACGAAGCCAGTTATATACGGTCTGACGGTAATTGAGCAACTGCTTGTGGGTCGGGTCATCTGCTAAGAGATTCTTAACATATCTACCAGCGCTATGGTCTGCCTTCTTAGCGGTAGTCACCTCGTTAGAGATGATTCTGTCTTGCTTGGTTGCTGACCACACACTAACCTCGGCTGATACTAATACTGCTGATGTCGCCAAACTTATTACATGGTTGGGACTCTGTAACTGCATGATTGAATTCATGGTAACTCCTTCACTAGATTATTACTTCATTAACTGATGAACTGTTATACAGCTCGGCTCTTACTACGGATACTCGCCCTACATACATATTATACCACATACTTTACATATAGGAGGTGTTTATATGACTTTTTTATGTCCAATCAACCACCAACTGTCGGTTCACGCACATCCACTCGTGGTCATAGTTACCCCAATAGTCTGTCTCCACATCATCGGTCTCTTCCCCAATGCGGTGAAACATTCCCCCTATATACTCATTCCCTTTCCTAAGCGGAACATCAGTATCTTCTGCCCATTCTTTAGATAAGTCCATCAATACAACATGCATCTGCACATCGGGGTATGAGTCATACCACTTCACCCAACTAGCAAGGAAACTAATAGAACACTTGTCCTCGTTGATAGTGATATCCTCATCGGCTAGGGCCCCCACGCATTTAACCTTCGCTTCAGCCAAGAAAACATTGAACGACGCTTTGCATTGTTTTAAGACTTCCTCGGTTGGTGACTCGCTACTTGGGATATTCGGAGTAAACCTTATGGTGTAAGCAACTTCTGAACGATAGCCCATGTTAGCCCTCCTCAACTGCGTTACATTCATACTGCGATTTGCTCTGCGCATGTCCAAGACAAACTTGGCTCGGCTCATCTCTTTGGGTATTCTTGATGTCTTCATTCATTATCCAATTCCTCTATAGTGTATACACACGAACTGTGCTTATCATCGCCCTCGTTCAACTTGAACAATAACTCCTCGGCTATGTCATAGGTAAGACAGTTACAGACGACCTCGGTATTACCTAGTATGTCTACCGCTATGATTTGATACATCTTCGGATTAATCATTACCATTCTCCTTCTTTTAGTTTCAAAGTTAGTTCGGGATACTTCTCACGCAACTTCTGCCCTTTATCTAGGTTGTCTCTTAATAAGCGCACGAGTCTTAGTGACTTATCACGATTCTCTGCGTTCATACTCTTAAACTTTTTGATTGTCATTTTAGTTTCCATCTCGCTTCCTCTCCTGTACAGGTGTTAGTAAATAAAAATACGGATTGACTGCCCTTATCGCCTCGACCTTCTGTGCAAATGTATCGCTGGATAATATCCTACTTAATAGCGAGTTCTGTAGTGCTTCCCGTTCTCGCTTCGACTTCCTCTGCCTTGTATACTCTTTCATTTTACCAACCCTCCTTTGTTGTTAATACCAATTAAATCATCACGATTTGTTACAAGCATATAGTTAGACTTGTGCATTGGCACGACAGTTCGCTTGACGCTATGTGCGACTTCATCACCGCATGAAAGGCAAAACAAGAAGCCTATGTCATAACGCTTAGTGTCGTATGTCGCACCACACAATCTACATTGTGGTTCAAAAGATTCTTCAACCATGATTATCTTCTCCTGTTGAATAGCGGTTGTTTGCTTTTAGCCAATCATCGAACTCCATGTGCCATTGCAACTCCTCTAAATCGCACATCGCTTGCATCTCGTCCTCGTTTGGATTTTTGTCATGCTTCTCGCACCAATCCATAAAAGCCTTTTTTACTTGACCCATTTAATTCTCCCTGTTTAGTGACTTCACCATGTGATGAAGTCTTGTTTAAGACATCGTTTGCTACTGTTCTGAGACGGTGCTTGAGACTGCGCCCTCCCAGTAATAATTATACCATAAACTTGACATATAATAGGGGTTTATATGACTTTTTTATGAGGCGGATTTGGGGTATATAAAATGAAACTTGGCATATTATTTGGGGGTATTTGGGGGAAAATGCTCTGTAAGTCATTGATTATAAAGGTGTTCCAGCGTTCTGACTGGCTTAACTTTACTAATGGAACTTGGAACAGAAAAATTGAGTTCCGTAAGTCCTTGTTCTGTATATATATATTATATTATATTATTATTATATATAGGGGTTGTTCCAGCGTTCCAGCACTTTTCGGATAGTGCTTCCTAAAATGAGGGGGGTAAATTTACGCTCGCAAAAAGAGAAGAACGATTACTTTGCTTTTTATTCTAGGCACTACTATGTGATTTTACCCAGAACGCTGGAACAGAACTGCGTAAGTGCTTGATTACACACGATAAAAACTGTTCCAGTTTGCGTTCTGATGCCGATTTGTTCCAGCAACGACGAAATCGTAAAAAAGTTCAAACTTGACGAATAAGTCCTATCGCTGAAGAAAACCAGAACTCATAGTCCACTTCCTCGGGTGATGAACTCTTATATAACTAATCTCTTATCTCCCACTTCACCATGTGATGAAGTCTTATACAACGCTATCTGAGAGAATTCCGCACGCTTTGCGTGGGCAAAGAACCTTTTGCGTAGTGCGCTCGCTCGTGCGCTCGAGGACAAATAACTGGTATCAATAGAATCTAGGGACAAAAAAAGGGGCAGAGCCGAAGCCCTGCCCCTCTAGTTTACTTCTTGAACGCTACATTGAAAGCCAATATTGCATTTTCAATCCGCTTAGCCATGTCTGTGCTAACAGTCTTTTTAGCCAAGCCGTTCTTTACTCTCTGTTGCATTGCCTTAATCGGCCCCTTGTCATCGTATAACCACATATCAATATCAAGATTTGGTTTTCTTACTACTGTAATACCCTTACGAAGATTACTTATTGCTAAGCCCTCCGCAAGTAGTTTATTAAGCGTATTGCTTACATACTTATTGCACTTGCTACGAATACCCTTATCTGTTGCCACAAGGTTATAAATAAACTCTCCATGTGTATCTTTTAATCTACCTACTTCATTAGAGTTAAAAGAAAAGGCAAAATCAACGCCATATTTCACACGCTCTGCCTTGGCGGGTATCTTGATGCCTTGGGTCTCGCAATCACTAACACGCATATGATTGCCCTCGATTACTACATAATCAACGGGAGGGTTTAACTGTGCATACTTAGAGCGGTAACCTAATTCTAATTGCTCTAAATCGTCCTTAGAGATACTCTCTTTAGATGGAAAACCCTTGATGTTGTCCAAAGCCCATGATGCTAACTCTGTGACCCTTCCCAACGCTGTAGCGTGTTGGTTAGCCAAGTCCTGCAATGATTTAATAATTAAAGTCATTTGAATCTCCCTATTAAAAGGTATGTATTAAGAGGGTTATCTAAAATGATGCCGTCTCTCAATCCATGAATGAATTATCTCTTAAATGACGCCATTTGTCAAGTAATTCCTCGGTTAAGGAAGCCTTATTTAAGACCCCCACCTACCCCCCACCCCCCTAAAAGACCCGTCAAGCCCGCCAGACCCCATACCCCTTAACGAACACAAATAACTCCTCACTTTTCCAAAGTCGGCATTAAGTAAATAACCTAGCCTTTCTTATCACCTAAACAACCCTCCATCCACATTTCCGTAACCGCCAATTGCGCTAGCCGGCTATCGTGAATTAGTGTACCCCCTCCCCCATAACAATTATTACTCACGCCAAACTCTATTGAAATCGGCATTAAGCATGTAAGTTACTTTACAAATACCCCCCCGTCACTTTTTTATTAACCCCCTTAAAAATTTATATATTTTTAAAAAATGTGTATAATCTTTTCAAACATGGTTAAACGAGGACCAAAGTTGGATAACGATAAGAATATTATTATTCCTTTTATTGACGAAGATATACCCCTACCGACTGGGGCTACTGATGCTTTCCCTGAGCTCAGCCCAAAAGAAGAACTAGACGCTCGTGCTAGAACAATTACTTTACTTGCTGAATTAAACAACACCCCGATTGCTCCCCAGAAGGAACATGTGCAAGAAGCACAAGATTTAGCTACTCAAATGGTGCAAGACCCGAAGTTTAGACCAGACTATAAGAACTATCCGAATGAAACCCTAGCGTATTTAGCCGGTATGGTTACGCAAATGAACGTAGCACTAGTAGATGACCTTGCTGAAATGAAGATGTACGTAGTTAATAAGCTAGTTTATGAAGTAGAACATGCCCCAACCACCAAAGATAGACTAGTTGCTATCAAAGCTCTAGGTGAAGTTGATGGAATTGATGCATTTAAGAAGCGTTCTGAGGTCACGGTTAAGATACAGAGCATCGAAGAAGTAGAAAAAGAGCTCTTAAACACGCTTTCTAGCCTAAAAAACAAGGCAGTTGACGTAGATTTTAAGGAAATTAAGTCTAAAAATGACCGTTAAACGCAAATTATCGAAGGCAGACCTTGATACACTGATAAAAGCAGTGCCAACCATGGCTCCTGATAAGAAACGGGAGACTTTAACCCTCATTCGTACCTATCAGAGTCAATCTATTCAGGAAGATGGCAAAGATAATTTCTTAGATTTTGTGCACCATGTATATCCAGACTATAAAGTAGGACCGCATCATGCAAAACTTGCTCGAATATTTGAAGAAATTGCTGCAGGCAAGAAGAAACGAGTTGTTGTTAATATTGCGCCAAGGCATGGCAAGTCAGAACTCATATCTTATTTGGCCCCAGCATGGTTTCTTGGTAAATACCCTCATAAAAAAGTTATTATGGCTTCGCATACGGCTGACCTTGCTGTTAATTTCGGGCGTCGAGTTAGGAATCTTGTGGGTTCAGACTCTTATAAAGAGATATTTCCAGCAGTAGAACTTCAGGCTGACTCTAAATCAGCCTCCAGATGGGGAACTAATTTTAATGGTGAGTATTTTGCTATTGGTGTGGGAGGCGCTCTTGCTGGTCGTGGAGCTGACCTTTTTATTATTGACGACCCTCATTCTGAACAAGATGCGAAACAAAACAGAGCGGATGTTTTTCTTCCTGCTTGGGAGTGGTTTCAGTCTGGTCCTATACAACGTCTTATGCCGGGTGGTGCGATTATTGTCGTGATGACAAGATGGTCAAAACTTGACTTGACTGGGCAGATTGTTAATCATATGGTCAAGAATGACGACACAGAACAGTGGGAAGTAGTAGAATTTCCTGCAATCATGCCTAGTGGTAAACCCTTATGGCCTGAGTTTTGGTCAATAGAGGAACTTTTAGCTAAGAAAGCTTCACTTGATGTACGGTATTGGAATGCCCAGTATTTACAGCAGCCAACTTCGGAAGAAGGGGCTTTAATTAAAAGAGAATGGTGGCAGATTTGGGATAAAGACGACCCACCGACATGTGAGTTTATTATTATGTCTTTAGACGCAGCCCAAGAAGCTAATACTCGTGCCGACTATAATGCGCTTACGACTTGGGGAGTGTTTTTTAATGAAGAAAACAATAACTACAACATCATTTTGCTAAATTCTATTAAAAAACGTATGGAATTCCCTGATTTAAAGAAGTTAGTGTTAGAAGAGTACAAAGATTGGGAGCCAGATTCGTTTATGGTGGAGAAAAAGTCCAACGGTGCAGCTCTCTACCAAGAGTTAAGAAGGATGGGGGTACCGATAGGGGAATTTACTCCGGGTAAAGGGCAAGATAAAATATCTAGGGTAAATGCAGTATCAGATTTGTTTTCGGCGGGAATTGTATGGGCACCGTCAAGAAGGTGGGCGCAGGAAGTAATTGAAGAATGTAACGATTTTCCTAGCGGAGCTAACGACGATTTGGTAGACTCTACTACATTGGCCCTGCTAAGATTTAGGCAAGGTGGATTTATACGCCTTCCGAGCGATGAACCGGAAGATGATTTTTTATACAAATACGGCAGAAGAAAAGCTGCGTATTACTAAGGACAAATTATGGCAATGGAAAAAAGTTTATATGCAGCTCCTGTTGGTATAGAAGAATTACTAGACACAGAGGAGCCAGACTTAGAGTTAGAGTTAGAAGGCCCAGAGTCAGTAAGTATTGGGATTGATGGGTTAGAGATTGAGATTGGGAAAGAGGAAGAAGACGAAGATGAAGACTTTGACGCTAACTTAGCTGAGTCTTTAAATGAGAAAGCCCTCATCACAATAGCTGGGGATTTGTTAGGTGATTTTGAGGATGATATTGCCGCTAGAAAAGACTGGATACAAACATATGTAGACGGACTTGAGCTTCTAGGTATGAAGATTGAAGAACGGACAGAACCGTGGGAAGGCGCTTGTGGTGTATATCACCCACTATTATCTGAGGCATTAGTTAAGTTTCAAGCAGAAACTATTATGGAGACGTTCCCAGCCCAAGGCCCAGTAAGAACACTAATCATCGGCAAAGAAACCCCCGAAATCAAAGATGCGGCGGCTAGGGTTGAAGCTAATATGAATTACGAGTTAACAGATGTAATGCAGGAATTCCGACCTGAACATGAAAGAATGATATGGGGATTAGGTCTTGCAGGTAACGCATTTAAGAAAGTTTACTTTGACCCAGCATTAAACAGGCAAGTTTCTATGTTTGTACCTGCAGAAGATATTGTGGTTCCATACGGAGCTTCAAGTCTTGAACAGGCGCCTCGTGTAACTCATGTAATGAGAAAAACCGAGAACGAGATTACTCGCTTGCAGTATGCTGGATTTTATAGAGATATTGACTTAGGTGAGCCAGCTAACACTCTGGATGAAGTAGAGAAGAAAATAGCGGAAAAGATGGGCTTTCGGGCTACTACGGATGACCGCTACAAACTTCTAGAGATGCATGTTGACTTAGACTTAGAAGGGTACGAGGATACAGATGAAGATGGAAACTTTACAGGTATTGCTTTACCGTATGTGGTTACGATGGAAAAGGGTAGTCAAGAGATTTTATCTATCCGCCGCAACTGGAGACCGGAAGATGAAAGAAAACAAAAAAGGCAGCACTTTGTCCATTACGGGTATGTTCCGGGCTTTGGTTTCTATTGTTTTGGTCTCATCCACCTTGTTGGTGCTTTTGCCAAGTCTGGTACTTCCCTTATACGTCAGTTGGTGGACGCAGGCACATTATCCAACTTGCCGGGTGGCTTTAAGACCCGTGGATTGCGAATCAAAGGAGACGACACACCGATAAGTCCCGGAGAATTTAGGGACGCAGATGTTCCGAGTGGAACATTAAAAGACAACTTAATGACCTTGCCGTACAAAGAACCTAGTCAGGTTTTGTATAGTTTGTTGGGAACTATTGTAGAAGAAGGTCGTAGGTTTGCATCAGCAGCGGATATGAAGGTTTCTGACATGAGCGCACAAGCTCCTGTTGGGACTACTCTAGCTATATTAGAACGGACGCTAAAAGTGATGTCAGCTGTTCAGGCTCGCATCCACTATTCGATGAAACAAGAGTTAAAACTCTTAAAAGAAATTATTCGTGACTATACAGACCCTGACTATACATACCAGCCAGAAGAAGGTAATCATGGATGTAAGAAGTCTGACTATGACCACGTGGATGTTATTCCAGTCTCTGACCCTAACGCAGCAACCATGGCTCAGAAAATTGTTCAGTATCAGGCGGTTCTCCAGTTAGCTCAAGGCGCACCACAGATATACAACTTACCAGTATTACATCGTCAGATGTTAGAAGTTTTAGGGATAAGAAACGCTCAGAAGCTAATACCGTTGCAAGACGACATGAAGCCAAAAGACCCTATTACGGAAAATATGGATGTTTTGATGATGAAACCGCTAAAAGCGTTCATTTACCAAGACCAGACTGCACATATCACAACTCACCAAGCATTTATGCAAGACCCACAAGTTGCTGCAATGATAGGACAAAACCCACAGGCACAGGCTATGATGGCGGCAGTCCAAGCACATATAGCTGAGCATTTTGCGTTTAAATACCGTGAACAGATTGAACAGCAGTTAGGAGCACCGCTACCGTATTACAAAGAAGATGATGACGATAGTCAGATGCCAAGGGATGTTGAGGTTCAAATATCTAGGGCTGTAGCACAAGCAGCACAGCAATTAACTACCCTAAATATGGCAGAAGCTCAGCAGAAAGAAGCTCAGCAGAAGGCAGAAGACCCAATTATTCAGATGCAACAGCAAGAATTACAGCTAAAAGCGCAAGAACAGCAACGTAAAGCCGCTAAAGATATGTCCGATGCGGAGCTGAAGAAACTGGAAATTGAAACACACCGTCAATTAGAAACTGATAGGTTGAACTTAGATGCACATAAACTCGGGGCACAAACAGCTTACGACAAAGACAAACTTGACCGAGATAGTGAAATAAGAGGCGCCAAGATGGGCATGGACTCGGCGAAGAGTCGTGAACAGTTTGATGTACAACGGGGCCAAATAGCTGCGCAGCTAATTGGGGCTGAGATTAACAAGTCAGGTAAGGAGACTAAATGACAGTATTTGAAGTTTTAGCACAACAGATAGACGAAAAAGTTGAACAGCTAAAAGACGCAGTAATAATCGGTAATATAGACATGGCTATTTACCAAAAAATGTGTGGTGAGATTCGGGGTCTACTCACTGCTCGTGGTTACGTACTAGACCTCAAAGACCGAGTGGAGAAAGCAGACGATGAATGATTTATCTCAAGCAGTAGATTTGTCTCTAGTTCTTAATAAAAAGGACGAAGAGAAAGCAACACAGCTCCCCAAACCATCTGGATACCGCATACTTTGTGCAATTCCAGAAGCTGAAAAGGAGCATGATGGCGGTATTCTTAAAGCAGATGAAACTATGCGGTTTGAAGAACTCTTAACTACTGTGTTATTTGTAGTGGACTTAGGACCAGATTGTTACGCTAATAAAGACAAGTTCCCCACAGGACCTTGGTGCAAAAAAGGCGATTTTGTTCTAGTTCGACCTAATGTAGGTACAAGGTTAGTTATTCATGGTAGAGAGTTTCGTATCATTTATGACGATACAGTAGAAGGTGTAGTAGATGATCCCCGTGGTATTAAACGAAAATAAGGAGTTTACGATGG